TCAAATACCCCTTGATCGTGTTACTTTTGTTTCTCTAGAACATAATTTGGAGTTACCGCAATGATTATTAACGGCGTACACATGAACGAAAAAGGTAACTCCAAATTATGTTCTAGAGAAACAAAAGTAACACGATCAAGGGGTATTTGAAAAAAGTACTCCCCTTTATACACGTATTTGTTTGGTACTTCTACAGGACTCAAGTCTTTAATCTCCTCAGACCAAAAGGTAGCCGCTCGGGTGAGCGACTTATTCCAAATGTAAAATTGCGTAGGGGAGTCAAAGAACTTTTGCTTACGTTGAGGTAGCTGTACGTTCTCGTACGGAAACTCGTCCCCTTCCCACACAAGCTTTACTTCACACTCTAGTAAATAGTCATCGCATACGAGGTCCTGTCGATAGCGATTCGTATTGTCGGATACTGACTTACCCAACTTCTTATTGTATAGACGAGTCGCATCCTTTGCCAACTCGTCGTACAACTTGTACAGATTGCGATCAAAACGCTTCTTTACCCCTGACACGAAACACACTCCTCACCTTCGTCGCCTTCAAAGTCTTTTAAAGCATTGCGCTCAACTTGAGTGCCTACCTTCTCCGCAGCCACTCCTGCGGATGTACGGAGATAGTATAGACCCTTTAAGCCATCTTTCCACGCTTTTAAATGGATGCGGTTCACATCTGCCTTATCTTGCCCTGATGGGAAGAATAAATTAACAGACTGGCCCTGACAGATAAACTCTTGTCGCTTGGCGGCATGCTCTACTACCCACGTCTGATCTAACTCAAAGGCGGTCTTGAACACATCTCGCTCGTGCTCTGTAAGAAAATCCAGTTGCTGTACGGAACCTTCCGACGCAATGATAGTTTTCCAAGTAGCCTCGTCGTTTTTGCCGTGTGATTGTAGAACTGCTTCAAGTGCTTTATTCTTGACGAGGTGAGCGCCTGCACGAGTGCGATGGGTATACGCATTAGACTTAATAGGCTCAATAGAAGCACTAGCATTGCAGATAATGGAGCTATTAGCGTTAGGTGCCACTGCGAGAAGGTGAGCATTACGTAAGCCCGTACCTTCCATGTCAGGAGCCTCACCACGCTCTCCGGCCAGTATCTTAGATTCTTCGACAGCCTGCTCCTTGATATACTTAAACATCGTGTAGTTTTCACTGGCGGCCTGCCACGAATCCCATGCAATCCCCTTAGACTGCAAGTATCCGTGGAAACCCATGGCACCTAAACCTATCGACCGTTCTCTTTCAGCAGAGAATTTAGCTTTTCTAAGTTCTTCTGGTGCGTGTTCAATAAAGTATTGCAGAACATTGTCAAGGAATCGGACCAAGTCTCGAACCATTGTTGTTCCTTTCCACTCATCGAACTTTTCGAGGTTGACGCTTGAGAGGCAACAAACTGCTGTGCGCTCGTTATTTGTTGGGAGGTGGATTTCATTGCACAAGTTAGAGCCGTGAATCCGGAGTCCAAGTTCTTTTTGGCTAGCTGGTAGCTCTCGGTTGGCTGTGTCGATAAAGTTAATGTAAGGACTGCCAGTTCTGAACCTAGCTTCAAGTATTCGTTGCCAAAGTTCTCTAGCTGAGATTGTATCTCTTGTAGATCCGTCGTTAGGGTCTCTAAGTTTCCATTCGTTTCCATTTTTTACTGCCTCCATGAAATCGTCAGTTACGTTTACTGCGTTAAATAAATTAAAGCACTTGCGATTGATGTCACCGCCGGTAGGTACTTTAAAGTTAATAAACTCGATAATGTCGGGATGCGACACATCGAGATAGGCAGCATAGCTACCTTTTCGGGTACGACCTTGTTTCCATGCAGTCATACCAGAATCTACTACTTTCAAAAACGGAATAGGTCCGGGGGCTTTATCGCTAATCCCTCGTACCGCTGACCAGTGTCCGCCTACTCCACCACCCTTTACGGACAGCCACGCAACCTCCGTGGGGTGTGCTATCAGGCTGTCAAGAGTGTCGTCTACGTAAGAAAGAAAGCAAGAGATGGGAAGCCCTGTAGACTTACCATCAGAGCTTGGTGCGTTAGACAGTACCGGACTAGCGAACATAAACCAGTTAAGGCTGGCGTAGTCGTATACCCGCTGTGCTAAGTCGTAGTCGCCACCGCAATACGCCTCTGCAGCTCGTGCGTACGTGTCTTGTGGGCACGTCTCCCAAGGCAACATGTAATAGTCTTTCATCAACGCCATACCCTGCTCGGAGAGTAATTTGTTACGAGACCTATCAATTTGTACTTTCACTCGCCTGTTCCTTGTATATGTTAAATGTTTTGTTAAATATGTGGCGTAGCTCTTTGGCGGCCCTGTCCTCTTCGGGACTTAGTTCGTTAGCCTCCACCATCGTAAGCATTTCGTCCGCAAACCCTAGAAGTTTGATCAGTTGACTTTCTGGCAACTTGATCTTGATCATCTTGCGTGTCACCAGTTAACCCCTTTGCATTCTTCAAGCAGTTCTATATGCTTTTCTAGGAACCAATGCGCCTTGAGTGCGTTTTTAAGAGGGTCGTCCTTATTGAACATACGACTGCCCAAATACTTGTGCACCGTACCCCAGCAGTAGTGGGCGGCGTACCACGGACCCATGATGTCTACAATGTAATCAATCGTCTCAATATTCCCTGTGGTGTAGTGGGACGGGTGGTTGATTTCGTCGTACTCATCGCCTGACGAATCAGAATTTAACTCTCTGACAATTTCAAAAAATGAGTCCCAATCTTTTTTTTCATCATTCATTACGCTTCACCTTCTATGTCCATACGAAGTAATTGTAGATCTTCGTTTGTTAAATTTTTGTAGTACGACAGATCGTCGGGAGAGACGATAAAGTCGAAGGGGCGGTGGCCTTCAATTGAGTACTCTAGTCCCGCTCGCAGTATAGTATCCATATCATTCTGAATTAGGTTAGCAATCCCAGACATAAATATAGCCAACATATCGTCATGATCTATGTCGTTTTCCGGATCAAAATCTTTTTCAATGTTTGAGTTGCGGGGGTAGAATCCGCAAGCAAACTGTGTCATGCCGTCTTCGTTAACGTTGACACGAAGAAATGCCTCTCCTGGTGCCAAGTCTAACTGTACGTTTGAATTACTCATTGAACCACTCCTCGGGTATTTGTTTGTCTGCATAAAGAAAGTTGTGCTTGTTGCACCAGTCTGCATAGGATGTTTTAGATCCCTTACGTATTTTAACACGAGAATTAGAGAACACGAATCGTATGTCGTAGTCACCCTGTTCCTGAATCCATAAATGTTTCTTGCGGTCTTCTAAAGTAAAACGCCCTTTTGTTTCAACCACAATACCATTAGGCAAGATAAAGTCAGGAGTGTACGTTCGATTAACAGCGGGTTGTGTAAACTTAATTCTTGAAGATGGATCTTCATACTTAACAACCAATCCCCGCCGTTTGATCTGATCTGCGACAGTCTTTTCCAGACCTGATTTGTATCCATGTTTTCGAGCCGCCTTACTGAATGTCATCGGTGTACACCGTGTAGTATCGCCATGGCTTGTTCTTAGCCTGTGATGCCTCTACCCTGCGGTACTGCAGGCTTGGCCAACAAGAGTACTTGTAATCACAGTACATACATTCCTTTTCGATGTACTTGTTACCTGTTGGCTTTCCTCGGTACGTCTCTTCGACCTCGTCGAAACATCGCTTGAAATCCTTGTCTGTAGCGATGTAGTCAAACGTATCTTGAATAACCTCGGTGTACTCATTCTCGTATGATGTATCCGCCTCAATGAACTTCCATTCGCCTGTGGATTTGTTAATAACAATCCAACCCCCGAACGGCATACCGCTTGCCTTGGCGTAACCAAAGCCCTGCGCCATGTATCCAAATGAATCGTCGGCACGTACAGCGTTGAAGTCTTTGAACTTGTGCTGAAACGCAAAGGGAGATGCAGACTTTACATCCCAGACCTTACCGTCAATGACAACGTCGTACTCACCTAGAATGGACTGCCCATCTTTTAAAGGCAGTTCTACTTTGCCGTGATAAGACTCGACTGGTATACCCGCACTGCGCATCATAAGCAAGGCTATTACTTCTATCGTATCACCCAAAAGCATTTTCATGATGAAATCATACGAAGGCTTGGATGCCTTTTCCGGATGATTTTTATGCCACCAGAGCTGGCACCGAGGTCTTCCTGCATTCGACATACGAACACTAAATTCTCGACCACCATCACGTGAAAACTGCTTCACTAAAGCATTACGAAATTCTTCACAGGCTTGATCGATTAATGCGTCATCGACAGGGGGTGCTTCCCCTGCCGACAACTTAGATAGATACTCCTGTATCTGAACCTCGTATAAATGAGGCATATCAGACATTATGCTGTCTCTTGAAAGTCAGCGTCTAAGTATCCTTCCACTTCCGACACTACTGCAGAATCGTCAGCGTCAGCCTGCTTGCCGTAAAGTGCGGCGTTGTGCTTTTCGATAACCTGCTTGTTTTCAGCGTTTACTGTATCAAGCACCATCGACATGAATTGCAGATCGTCTGTACTAATGTCTACAATGTTTGAAAAGTCAGGTTCAAAGCCAGTTACAAAGTACGTTACGGAACCGTTCTTCTGACGAGTGTTCACAAGCTTCGAGTTAACCTGCATGAACTTAAGTCGCTGATTACGACAAGGCTCGATCACATCCTGAGAGAACGAAAGGAAAGACGCACCCTTCAAGCGCAGAAGTACGGGCACGTCCACCACTTCCACAGAATCACCCACGGCAGTCTTTGCGTCAGACATTGTTGCACGAGCGTACAGGTAGCGGAAGCACGTAATGTTTTTGTACTTAGCCTTCGTATCAAGGTCTGCATCACGCAGTTCCTTTGACGTTGGCTTTCCACAACGAATGCTACCCATCTCATCAATAGGCTCATCACCGACTCGATGGATGATTGTTTTGTTCACGACAGCCTGCTCTTCAGGATCGTAATCCAAGTACTGCATGTAATCAGAAAACACACGTACAGTAACTTCTTTACCATACACAACTCCCGACGGGAGTGTGATCATAAACGAGCCTTTCTTTAACTCGTTGCCATCGTCGTCCTCTTCCTGATAGTTCGTTTTAAGAAGAGGCAAGCGGTTGCCTGTCGCTTCTTGCTCTTGTTGTACGCCCATCGCAGCCATAAGCTGATCGGGAGTCATGCCGTTGTATAGTGCTAATTCACTCATAAATAACATTTCCATTTAGCCAATTTGAACCACTCTTTATTTCAATGGCGAGCGGTATTACCATATCGTAATCATACCTTGCCTTAACTTCTTGAGCAACCCCTTCCATACCTTCCGCTAAAATTTCTTTCATGATTTCCCGTTCTCCTGGATATACATCCACGACAATCGAGTCATGTACAGTCAATACACATAACGACTTAACCTGTCGATTTTTCATCATTCTATCGACACGTATACATGCAAGCGGCACTATATCTGCAGTTGCAAACGACTGTACTGGGTAATTCACGATCTGTGTCGCATAGCTTATTCTACCGTTAGCCTTGCGCTCTACGCTTGGCCAGAAGAATTGTCTTCCGGAGGGCAGGTTAACTGTGCCGTTTTTGAGGACTCCTCGCTTGAGCTTGTCGTGCCACGTGGCAAGTCCTTCGTAAATGTTGAAGTACTCTTTGAAGTACTGTTGAACATGTGGAGCCTCCTGCGCCCCCTGACCGCCGTAGAGCGGCGCAAACGTATAAGCCTTTGCCTGTTGCCTCTCATCCTTAGTGATCTCCTCTGGGGGCTTCTCGTTGATGATAGAGGCTGTCTGCTTGTGCACATCCTTGCCCGTCATGATGTCATCGTATATTTGTGCGTCTTTAGATAACTCACCTGCTACACGAAACTCCAAGCCACTGAAGTCAGCTTCCATTATCTCTCCACCCTCAAAGCGAGAGGTCACACACTTACGAATCGGAAATGTGCCGCTACGAGGTTGGTTTTGGAAGTTGGGGTCTGACGACGACAGGCGACCCGTTGCTGTAATGCACTGATTGTATGTGGTGTGCAGGATACCCGTGCTGCGTGTATTACGTCGCATACCGCCACAGAAGGACGTGAGATAGACGCTAAGGGCACTGTAACGTCGCATGCCCTGTAAGAACTCAATCGCCTGAGCTAGGCCCTTACGTTGCGCCTGAGCAAGCAAAAACTGCAGTGTGTTCTTTTCAGTCTTGAAACCATTTGCAGATACGTCTTGTACGCTTGAAGGTACGAGCTTAAATCCTGCGACCTTATCCGTCGGTTCAAAGACTGCACCGAGTCCGCCGCAATGCGAGCATTTACTGCGATTTTTGTACGGCTGACCGTTCTTTTTAATCTTTTGAATAGTGCCCTCACCTTTACACTCGGGGCACTGCGTACCCTTGGTGCGGTGTAGAATGGTCGAATTGTTTTTTACTGCAAGAGAAAACTCTTTGGGCGACATGCGTGGTCGGGGTAACGGCTTGCCTACCTTGTCCAACCCCACGTTAAATACCTCACGCCATTTGGCTTTGTCTAATACTCGACGAGAGTACACAACCTCGG